GGTCAAGTCCCGTGTATCGAATTCCACTTGCGGCGGCCAGTAGCCCGTCATAACTAAGACCTCAGCGAGGGAGCGTCGCCAGGTGCCGCGATGGTAGGGGTTTCGTCGGTGGTTTCTTCAATGGGTGTGATTTCCATGTCGGGGTGTTCAGCGACCCATTCACGCCATGTGCCGGGCACTTTGTCGCCAGCAAGCTTGCAGAGGATGTATGCCCAACAGCACATGTCGACAAAGCCGATGCCTTTGCCGTCAGCGGATCGGCGGTTCTCTGTTTTTTCCCACTCGACGATGGCGAGCATGTTTGTGACCATTGTGCGGGGTTCGCGCCCGTCTTTGAGGTCGACTTTGAGTTTGACGCGCATTAGTTACCTTTCGTCGGGCAAGGCTCCGCCAGCGCGGGCTTGCTTGGTTTGTTTTCAGCGCCGCCCGATTGGGCTGGCGAGAACATGGCTAGCTGGTGGCCTTTGCAATTGCGCCACCCGTGAACGTCAGGTCGATCGTTGAGAGTTCGCCGAGCGATGCGTTGATTGGGGTGTGGCTTTCCAGGTATGCAGCCGAGAACGTGTACGACGGGTTTGTTGCCGACACAGCACCGGACGATGGCTTGATGACGACGGTGGTTTGTGTGCCGACCAGGCTGTAGATCGACGCTTCGGTTTCCGAACCTGCGTATGACTGGTACAGGGTGACGGTCACGCTGTTGTTTTCAAGACCGCCCGTGTAGGTGCGGGCCGTTGAACCGAATGCGGTGTTTTCAAGCGCTTCGACGGTGTAGGTGATCGTGGCGGCGGTGCATTGGTCGGTGAGGTCGACGCTGTTGATCGTGACGCTTGGGTTGGAGAGGTAGACGCTGGTTGCCATGTGGGTTACTCCTTGGGTGCTTCTTTGACTTTAGACGACTTCTTCGGTTTGTCGGTGGATATGAAGCCACCGTCGATCAGGGCTTGCACGTTGACGCCGTCGGCTGGCTCGTATTTGTCGCCGGGTGTACCGAGGCGCGGGCTGATGATGACGTACATGGTTGCTCCTAGCTTGTTTGTGCCTGCATGGCAACGGTGAGGTCGTAGGCGGGCAGGATTGAACCGCCAATGTCAATGACGGTTGGGCGGCCACCTGTGACGGCCACGTTTTTGTTGAGCAGTTGGGCGCAGATGTTGAGCAGGGAACGTTGGGCGTCAAGGTTGGCGGGGCCAAGCGTCAGCACCTTAACCGGGAACGTGAGCTTGACAATGTTGTAGTTGAAGCTGTCCCAGGATGGCGCGTCAATGAAACAGCAGGGCGGGACGATGTTGCGGGGATCGTTGACGACTTGTAGCCCGGTAATTTCTTGCAGCGTGGCGGTGAGGTCGTCGATCGCTTCGTTGAACAGGTCGGTGTATGCGACAGGCATCAGGCCACCTGCGGTCGGTCAATCCCCAACAGCTGCTTTACCATGCCTGACAGACCGACGACCGGGGCGGTTGCCATGCCGTCAAACGATGCAAACTGGTCGATCGAGCCGCGCTGACGGTACAGAGCGCCGCCGTACATGATCGTGCCAAGGGTGACGTCGCTCGATGGGCTGGTGCTAACGCTGTCGATGTATCCGGCCTCTTGGCGACGGCGGTAGCAGAACTGGTTGGCAGCTGCGGCGCATTGCGTCAGGAACGCGGCGTCACCGGCGGTTGCGGTGCCGATACCTAGCCAGTCCTCGATGTTGGTGCTGGTGATCCAGGTGCAGACGGGTGTGTATGCAACGGTGCCGGATGCAGCGACACGCTCAACGTCGTCGGCGGTCTTGGCGTACAGCACCTGGTTTTGGATCGGTACCTGATAGTCGTACATCAGGTCGCCCTGGCTGTCGACGCCGAGGTACAGGTATTGCGGGAGCGCGTAGACCGTGTATGAGCCGTTGAACGTGGCGTCGACGCCTGCAACGGTGATCGCGCCGCCTACAACTAACTCTGAGGGTGTGAGCAGTTGTAGGACGGCGTAATCGTCCAGCAGATACTTGTGGGTGACCGTGTAAGTGGCCATTAGTGAGGCCTCTTATCCGATCAGGCGATTGCGATCGACTTGACCTGGTCGTCGTCTGCGATGAAGGTTGCCACGTACCCGTAGTACGAGAACGTGCGACCAAGGGTGCTTGGCGCTTCGACGGACATGAGGCCGCGTACCTGCTCGTAGAACTCAATTGCCGAGGCGCGGGCCACGATCATCGTGTTGCTAGCGAAGTTGAAGTCTGCGACCAGGTTGAGGCCGAACGGGTTGAACGTGTTCAGCTGCGTGACGTTTGCAGAACCCATCGCGTTGACGCCCATGAGGCCTGCTGCGCCTGTGTAGCTGAATACCGGACGCTTTTCGGCGTCGAGCTGGCTGCCCAAAGACTTCCAGATATTTGGTGACACGAAGATCGTGTCCGGCAGGAAGTTGGTGGCGGTCAGGATGTCGGTGGCTGCGTCGTAGAGCGCTGCGATCAGCGTGGATGGATCGTTTGCGGTGATCGTCCAGGTTGAGCCTGATGCGGATGCGCCTGCGGTAATGGCGTCGGCTGCGACGTCATCGGACTTGAGCAGGTACTGGTCGGCAAGGTCGCGCAAGATGATTTCCATTGCGGCCGGGCTGGTGAAGTCGACGTCCTGCACCGACAGCGTGACCTGGCCCGCAAGGGTGGTCTTGCTGATGACGTTGGATGCGATCACCGGGGTGGTTGCCGACACGGAGCCGAGTTCAGATGCCTGGCTGGCGACCGAAGTGTGGGTCGTCCAGGTTGGGCGGATGAACGTTTTTTGGTTGCCACCATCGGGCATTGCGCGTGAACCGACAGCCGCCACGACTGGGCGAATGTAGTTCTGATTTGCGAACACAGGTGCGACGACCGGAACAGGCAAGAGACCTGGGGTGTCGGTCGTTGCGACGTCGCCTGCGGCTGCTTCGAGTGCGCTTTGACGCGCCTTGGCTGCTTCGACGTAGGCTTCGTTGACCTTGCGGAAAGTGTCGCCACCGATGTGGTACGCGGCGAGGTATTCGCCTGCGGTTGGCATGCCGAAGTTGCGCTTGGGCTGTGCCGGGATTGGTGCGGTTGGGATCGTGGCCTCGACTGCTGCGGCCTCGACGACTGGTGCGTTGTCCATTGCTGGTGTCTCCTCTTGTGGGGTCTCTTGTTCAGTATTGCCGATTTCTTCTTCGGGTTGGTGGATACTTGCGGCTACTTCGGTGATTGCGGCTGCGTCGCCGAAAGCTCCGACCGGGACGAGCGATAACTCGATCCAGTCGGCGGCCTCGACGATCATGGTGCCTTTGTCGTCGTAGCTGAATTGGGTGGGGTTGATGCCGATGCTGACCTGGTCGATGACGCCTTCGGTGAGCAGGGTCATGGCGTCTTGGCCTTGGCTTGATGCCGACACTTTGGCGGTGAACATCATGCCGTCTGCGGTGTCGACGCGCTCGGTGACGACGCCGACCGGCATTGTGCTGTCGTGGTACATGAACAGGCGGGGTGCTTTGCCTTCGACGGGTAGTGCGCCCGGCTTGATGATGACGGACTGGCCTGATGCGACGGTGGCTTCGACGTTGTATGGGACGGCGACGCCTGAGATTTCGCGTCGGCCTGCGCCCTTGCCTGCGGTGATGCTGAAGTCGGTGCTAGTAAATTTGATCATCGGTTTGCGATCCTCTCTTGCGTGTTTTCTTGAATGTTGACGTCTGATGGTTCGTCCATCTTGTCGGCTAGGTATTCCTCAGACAGGTAATCTTCGGCGTCGAATTCGACATAGGTGCCGCGTGGTAGCACGTTGTCCATTGACAGGGTTGCGGCGATCGCTTCGGCGTACAGCTTGACACCGAAGATGTAGAGGTCGGCGCGGGCCTGCTGTGCTGACTGGTATGAATACGATCCGGTTGACACGCCGACAAGGTATGGCGGGACGTTGCCGAGGCGGGCGGCTTCGAGCGCTGAGTAGTTGGCGCTCTCAATCAGCAGCATTTTGTCGGGTGTCATCGTGGTCGGCTCGTAGTTGAGATATTGGTTGAGCGCAGCGGTCTGATTGGTGGCTCGAGCCGCATTGAATTGCGCCGCAATGTCGGTCAATTCTTGCGCCGACAATGGCTCGCCGTCGGTCTGCTTGAGGATGCCTGCCGGGATTGAGCTTGATGCGTTGCGGTTTCGTGCAGCTTCGATCTTGAGCGCTGTTTCAATGGCGCCTGGTGCCGAGTAGATCAGGCCTTGTGTGGGGCTGAGGAATTGCACCAGGTTGACGGGGTCGAGTTCGCCGCCGTTGAAGTAGACCTGTTTTGATGGCGCGTACCACACCGGGCCAACCTGATCGGGCGTTGTGATCGACCCAGTTGGTAGCCGAGTGAAGCTGGCCGGGTAGCCGTCGGCGGTGCGTGATGTGATGTACCAAAACGCGCGACCATAGAAGAACAGGTCGTCAAACGTCCACGCCATGATGTGGCCGTATGGCACCGATGGGTCGGGTCGGCGTAGCCATGAACGTGGTGCCAAATACACCTTGGTCATTTCTTCTTCGAGTTCGTTCCAAACTTCGTTGTACATGCGTAGTGGCATGCAGCTGATGACGGATGCCATGAGGTCGCGGGCGCGGTTGATCGCAGGCACCGAGATTGCGCGGTTGCGGGCTTCGCCTTCTTGGTAGGTGTAGTACTGGCCGATCATGTTTGGGCCGGCGGCGTTGCTGGTGTAGCCGACCGCAGCCTGCACCTCGACGTCGGGTGTGGTGGAGATTGCGGCGGTCTTTTTAGCGAACAGGGCCATGCGTCAAGTGTGCCACAAGCGTCAAGCGTTTATGTGTACCCGCCCGCCGACACGATCCCGACGAAAGGCCGGGGCGGGTACGTCGCAACACTACACGCTGACGATCATTGGGCGGCCGCTTTGCGCTGGTCGAGCGACCATGCCGGCGGCCCACACCATGCACCTGGCTAACTCGATCGGGCCAGGTGAGCGTTGCGATGACAGCACCAGCGTGTTCTGTGTCTTGACCGCGACAGCTCGTTGCACATGTTCAGCAAGCATGGTCTCGCCCGTGTGGAGCAGGCGCCCCTGGTTGATGAGGTCACGGACAACAGGGGTGAGTTTGCCGAGTTCGGCGTAGCCGACGATCACGCGGCGACGTTCAAGGTTGGGTGGGCAGATTGCGTCAATCGTGGGTGACATAGCGAACCGTACTGACGGGTCGGCGGCAGCCTCAGCGAGCTTGTCGTACAGCTCGCCGATCGTGTCGACGACGAACGCGATGGTGCAGACGGTGCGCCCGTCGGGCAGGTTGACGGCGCGTACAGCTGCGTATCGGCTGTCGTCCAGGCTGGCTTCGATGGCGATGATGCCGCCCATTGGGATCGGGCCGCGGTGCTCGAGTTCGGGCCAGCGTCCTGGTGCGATCCAGCCGCGAGCGACGGTGACCCACAGGTTGAGGCTGGCGCGTAGGAATGATGCGCGGTCGGGGTTTTCGCTTTCTTGCTGCAACGTGTCCAGGGTGAGTGTGTGGCCGATGGCGGGGTTGCCCCATGTCCACGATGACGATGCCATCGGGTCGACGTGCGGTGGTGGTGACCATTCGGCCATGTAGTTGACGGTCGGCTGGTTGCTGTCGATTGCGCGTAGACCATGCTCACGCCAACGCTGGAACAGGACGGATGCTTCGGTGCCGGCGGTTGACATGAATAGGGCGAACGGGTTTTTGCGGGCGCGTTGCGCCGGCATCAAACCGCCCTCGACGACTTCGGCATCGACGTCAAAGAGTTCGTCGACGATGAGCAGGTCGATCGACATGCCGTGACCCGCGTTATGTTTCGCAGCTTTGATCCACCAGGTAGTGCCGTCCGGCATCGTCACTTTGTTGCGACCATACGACCGCGACACGGTGGCGTTGTATCTGTTTTCAAGAATGTCGGCAAGATCGTCAAACACCATGACGGCGAGGTCGAGGCGGTGCGCGACAGACACGATGGTTTGTTTCTCGCCCCTGATTTTTGGCATTTCCAGCAGCCAAAACAGGATGACCGATTTGAGAATGATTGACTTGCCGTTCTGACGGGCCACCGATCCCAACGCCGATCGATGCACCAGTAGCCCATCGTCATCAAACGTCAACGCTCGATCAAGAAAATGCACCTGCCAAGGCATCAGCTCAAGACCCAATGCGTCTAGGCATATGTCCCCCACAAGCGGCCCGAACGAGCCGGCGCCGTCAGGGCTGATCGTCTCCAGTCGCGGCTGGTCGTGGCTAGTTACCGCCAGTTCAGGCTGGTTACCGCTGGTT